ATCTTCATGAGTTTATGAAAGATGAGCAGCTAGATAAATCTTTAGCTATTGTTGTAAAATTATTAATGAATCCAGATGTGCCAGCTGCAAAAGCTCCGCATTTAATTATAGAGCTACAAGCAATGTCAACTAAATTTGCCATGCTTGCCTCCGTATACTCTACTATTGCTAAAGATAAAGCTGGCTCAGTAAATAATAATAAAAAGAATATATATTACTCTGCAAAAGAATCTATAGATAAACTTGTAGATGCTCTCAAATATATTGTTAGGTATAATTCATAATGGTTATCTTAAGTAAAATTTATACTAAAACTGGTGATGATGGCCAAACGTCAACCGCAAACAATGAAAGAGTGTCTAAAACTGATCCTATAATGGAAGCCATAGGAGCTGTAGATGAGGCAAACTCTGCAATTGGAATGGCAACCGATGAATATAATGACATTATAGAAAGAGTTCAAAGTGACTTGTTTGATCTAGGAGCAGAAATTGCTGGCGCTACAACAATAACTATATCTGAAAATAGAATTACGTATTTAGAAAATGTAATTGATGATTATAATGAACATTTAGAGCCATTAAGATCCTTTGTTTTGCCTACGGGACCTTTACATAATGCAAGAACTATTGTAAGAAGAGCAGAGCGTGAAGTTTGGAAAATTGATAATATAAATATAAATATTCCAAAATATTTAAATCGTTTATCAGACCTATTGTTTGTTATGGCTAGGTATCACAATAAAGGAAAAGAAAAACTATGGGTACCAAGTAATGGGTAGAGAAATAGTAAGTAATTTAAAATTTAAAAAAGTGACTGGGATATTTGACCCATCAGAATTTGCCAAAATGCTTGACGATGCTTATTTAAAAACAAAGCGTGGCGATCAGATAATGACCAAAACATCTTTTAGCCCAAGCAGCTTAGGATATGGTCATGGTAAGTGTCCAAGATATTGGTACTTAGCTTTTAGTGGTGTAGGATTTATAGACGAAAATGATTCCATAGCTGTTGCTAATATGGCTCAAGGAACTCAAGCTCATGAAAGACTACAAAAACTTATTAACTCGATGGGAATACTAAAAGATCAAGAAAGAGAAATTAAAAACGAATACCCTCCTATACGTGGATTCATAGACATCGTCCTTGACTGGAAAGGCCAGGAGGTTCTTGGAGAAATAAAAACGGCTAAGCAAGAGGTTTGGGATGCAAGGCAAGCAGAGATGAAGCCATCTGCAAACCATATGCTCCAACTTCTTACATATATGAAACTTACCAATATTAAAGAAGGATTTTTTCTGTACGAAAATAAAAATACTCAAGAAGTATTACTTATACCAGTGCAAATGAATGAAAAGAATAAAAAAATTATAGATGATACATTTGTATGGCTATGTGAAGTTTGGGATAACTTTAAAGACGGAGACCTACCAATGAGAACATTTACTAAGTCTAGTTCTGCATGTAAGTATTGTCCTATTAAAAAAGATTGCTGGTCCATGGAAACAGGAACAGTTCAAATAGAGGCGTTTGAGGTACCAGATCTATGATATGCTCAAATTCTGAATGTGCAAAAGACTTTAATCCAAAGACTCATAATCAAAAGTATTGCTCCGATGAGTGCTGTAGAATTGCTACTAACCGTAGAATCATGGAAAAGTATTATGAGAAAAAAGCAATTAGAAATGGTGCGCCAAGGGTATGCAAAAAATGCAAGACTATGTTAAGTAGGTATAATCAAAACGATGTTTGCTCAACTTGTGAAAAAAATATTGCCATAGAAAGCAAGGCAGTTATTTGGGACATATTAAATGAACTTAGCTAGTTTAGTAAAAATTCAAGCCAATACTGTATTAGGCATAGATGCTTCAACTAATTCTGTGGCATTTTGTCTTATGAAAAATGACAAGCCTTTAAAATGGGGAAAAATAGAATTTGTTGGTTCTGACATATTTGAAAAAATACATGATGCTAAAAACAAAATGCATGCCATGTTAAAAGAACTTAAGTCAGATTATATTGTAGTAGAAGGCGCCATACTTGTCAGATCACCAGATGCTGTAATAAAATTGTCTTATGTGTATGGTGTTGTAATAGCCGAACTTATGTCAACTGGAGCTAAAGTAATAACAATATCTCCAAGCTCTTGGCAAGCATATATTGGAAATAAAAATCCAACAAAAGATGAAAAACAGGCAATTAGAGTAAAACATCCAGGATATGCAGACTCTTGGTATAAAACTCAATTAAGAAATATGAGGAAGCAAAGAACTGTAGATTATTTTAATAAAAAATATAAGTTGTCGCTAACAGATTTTGATGTGGCAGACGCATTTGGCATTGCTCATTATTCTAATCAGGTATTAACAGAGCGATGAAATTATACCAAAGTCATCCTTGGCTATATAGAAGATATGTAGTACAAAAGAAAACCGTAACTGAAATTGCTTCAGAGTGCGGGGTATCTGCCATGACAATACAAAGATATTTAGATAAGTTTGGATTAATTAAAAAAAGATGAATATTGCATATAAAATGTTTCATTATACAGGAAACCCAGAAAGAGATTTAATTTATAAAAATGCTAAATTGGTTTTTAATAATTATAAAGAATTTAATACAGACACACATATAATTTCTTCTTTTGAAGATTATATAAAATTTGTAGCCAATAATCCTAATTTTAAAGTAGACATAAATGGATACAATTTGGATGGTCAGCAGGGGTGGCGGTACGGAGAAATAGGGATATGGGCAAGCAATTGGACTGCCTGGAATAAATTTTTACATTCAGAATATGATTATTTAATTTTAATGGAAGACGATTTGTTGTGCGAAAACAACCTACCAGAAACCATAGAGCAGTATATTAAAGAGTGTCCACAAGATTTTGACGCCCTGTATATTAATGTTCCAGGAGATCAGCTTAATAAATATAATTCAAGTCAAGATGTTTCTATAAACATTTCTAGAGCTTACCAAGATTGGTCATGCGCCTGTTATGTAGTTCAAAAATCTACAATTAAGAATATGATTGACTTTGCAAATATTGGCATATCTTTACCCCTAGATTGGTTTATGTTTAGACAGCAGCATTTGTTTAAAATATATACAGTAAAGCCAGAATCTTATAAGGGATGCATGACAAAATATATTGAGTCTACATTTCAAAATAAACAAGAAAGAGGCATATTAAATGGGCTACTCTGATCCAGAAAATAAACCATGGGCACAATCAAAAATTATTGAATTAAATCCTAAAACTATATTAGATGTTGGGGCTGGTCAAGGAGTGTATTTAGATTTAATTAGAGCGGTATTGCCAGAAGATGTTTCTGTACACGCAGTTGAGGTTTGGGAGCCATATATAAATCAATTTAATTTGATAAACAGATATGATAAGTTATTCAAAATGGATGTTAGAGAAATGGAAAGCTTTGAATACGATCTTGTAATTTTGGGGGATATATTAGAACATATGTCCGAAGAAGATGCGGTTAATTTATGGAATAAGATATCTAAAGATGCTAAATATGCAATTATATCTATTCCTATAATTCATTACCATCAAGATGCAATTAACGGAAATCCATATGAAGTACACGTAGAGGAAGATTGGAATACAGAGCGTGTATTAAAAGTGTTTAAAGGAATTAAAGAGCATAAAGAATTTAAAGTAACGGGAACATTTATCGCTAAGTTTGAAAACGAATTTATACCAAAAACTATATGGCAAACATATAAGGACCCATATAACAATTTACAGCAATATATGATTGATGCTTCAAATAGCTGGAAGGTCCATAATCCAGAATATGAATATAAATACATGGATGATCAGCAGGCAAAAGAATTTGTTTTAAATGAGTACGGTCAAGAGTGGTCAGATATATTTAATAATCTTCCTGTGGGAGTAATGAGAGGCGATTTATGGAGATATATGATTATATATAAATATGGAGGAGTATACTCAGATTTAGACACAATATGTAATGAGCCAATATCAAATTGGATGCCAAATAAATATAGCATGATTGTATGTCCAGAAAATGATAGAGATTTTTGTCAATGGACTTTTGCAGCTTCTGCAGGACATCCATTTTTAAAATCAGTTTTAGATCATATAAAAGAAAAATTGAAAAATCCAAGCTATGGATCCCCACACTTTGTCCATACACATACTGGACCAATCGTGTGGTCTCATGGTATACTTAGTGCTTTGCAAATAAAAGATAAGATTAATTTAATTGATGAATATCAAAAAATTAATAATTGTGAAATTGCAAAATTAAATAGATTCTATTTATATGGCGGAGAAAGATGGAGAATATTTCACTTTCAATCGGTAAAACATATCTATGGAAGTCAAAAATGGAATGATGGCAGCTATGTACAATGGGTTGAAGACCCATTAGTTAGGGGAACAAGATAATGCTTAAACCAGTATACAAGGATGTAAAAGATTTTCATTACGATGATCTATATCTTCACGCAATTTCTGCACCAGCTGGGCACAAAATTCTTTCTTCATGCCTAGAGGTTGCTCAAATGTTAATTGATAAAAACATATCTTATGGAAATTCAGCATTAGATCCAATTAGAATATTTTCAACGGCGGATTCCGTAGAGCAATTAAAGGTTAGAATAGATGATAAATTAAATAGAGTCAAAAACAACCAAGGATTTGCAGGAGATAACGATATAGATGATTTAATTGGTTATTTAATCCTGTATAAAATAGCCAAATCTAATTGACATTTCTAGTCAACTAGAATATAATAGACATATATGGAAATTGAATTGTCTGATCATTTTGACCGAATGAATAAAGTTGTTTCTGAATTATTAAAAGGAAACAGCCCTACTCAAATTGCAACTCTGACTGGATTTAAAAGATCAGAAGTTGTTGAATTAATTGATGAATGGAAGGCTGTAATTCATAATGACAATACTTCTAGAGAACGTGCAAAAGAAGCAATCTCTGGGGCAGACCAACACTATGCAATGCTTATTAAAGAAGCATGGAAGACTGTAGAAGATGCAGATCAAGCAGGACAATTAAATGTTAAAGCCACTGCATTAAAATTAATTGCAGATATAGAAGGCAAAAGAATTGGAATGCTACAGGAAGTCGGACTTCTTGACAATGCAGAAATAGCTGGTCAAATAGCTGAGACAGAAAAGAAACAAGAAATATTAGTTAAGATATTAAAAGAAGTTACCGCCACTTGCCCTAAATGTAAAATGGAAGTGGCAAAAAGACTTTCTCAAATAACTGGAGTTGTTGAGCCTATAGAAATAATTGAGGAAGTAAGTGGATCTTAATTTTAATGATTTAATAGATATACTCGATGGCGAAGAGTTTGACGAAAAGCCAGTAGATCTACGAACATTTGTCAGGCACCCAGACTACTTAGGGTTGCCAGAGCTATCAGAGCATCAATATATTTTAATTGAAAAGAGCTCACAGATATATAAAGAGTCTACTTTAATTAAATTGTTTGGCGAAGAAGAGGGCAAAAAAAGATTTAAACAAACTGCAAATGAAGTTGTCGCTCAGTTAGGTAAAGGATCTGGAAAAGACTATTGCTCAACAATTGCGGTGGCTTATACAGTGTATCTTTTGTTATGCTTAAAAGACCCAGCGGCCTATTATGGAAAACCGCCTGGAGATAGCATAGATATTATTAATATTGCCATTAACGCACAACAGGCAAGTAACGTATTTTTTAAAGGATTTAAAACTCGAATAGATAAATCTCCATGGTTTGTTGGAAAGTACACAGACAAAGCAGCTGAAATTAAATTTAATAAAAATATCACAGTGCATTCTGGTCACTCAGAAAGAGAGGCCTGGGAAGGCTATAACGTCATTATAGTAATCCTTGATGAAATTTCAGGATTTAGTATAGAAAATACAACAGGACATGACCAAGCAAAAACAGGTGGTGCAATTTATGATATGTATCGTGCTTCGGTAGACTCTCGTTTCCCAGACTTTGGTAAAGTTATTCTATTGTCTTTCCCAAGATATAAGAACGACTATATACAGCAAAGATATGACGCTGTTGTAGCAGAAAAAGAAACTATAATAAGGTCTCATAAATTTAAAATGGATAGCGATTTGCCAGATAATACAGATGGCAATGAATTTGATATTGAATGGGAAGAAGACCATATTATTTCATACAAGATTCCTAAAGTGTTTGCCTTAAAACGTCCTACGTGGGATGTAAACCCAGTAAGAAAAATTGATGATTTTAAAACTGCATTTTATACAAATCCAGGAGACGCTCTATCAAGATTTGCCTGTATGCCACCAGATGCCGTAGATGCGTTTTTTAAATCTAAAGAAAAAATTGAAAAAGCTTTTAATATTGGACAGCTAGCCGTAGATGGCTTTGGAAGACTTGAAGAATGGTTTATTCCAGATCCAGACAAAGAATATTTTATACACGTAGACTTAGCCCAAAAACACGACCACTGTGCAGTATCAATGTCACATGTTCAAAGGTGGGTCAACATTAAAATTACAAATGATTATTCTCAGCCAGCCCCCATAGTTGAGATAGATGCAGTAAGATATTGGACTCCAACAAAAGACAAATCGGTAGACTTTACTGAAGTTAAAGATTATATACTTTCTTTAAAAACAAGAGGATTTAAAATTCGTGTATGTACTTTTGACAGATGGAATTCTCATGATATGATGCAACAATTAAAACAATATGGCATCAACACAGAAATTCTATCTGTCGCTAAAAAACATTACGATGATATGGCGATGATTGTTGCAGAAGAAAGGCTTGTTGGACCTTATATACAATTACTTATAGACGAATTGCTGCAATTAAAAATTATGCGAGATAGGGTAGATCACCCAAGAAAAGGATCAAAAGACTTAGCAGATGCCGTTTGTGGATCAATATATAATGCTATTTCAAGAAGTAAATTTAGTTCAGATCAAGAAATTAAAATTCATACATATGAATCTATGAGCTATGATAATGATTTTGTAAGAGATGAAAAAGATACTACAGTGGTAAATATGATTAGGGCGCCGCATATGCCAGATCAGTTAAGAGAAGCGATGGACAGGATGATGATAATATGAGTACCTATCAAGAAAAAGCTAAAGAATGTAAATGCTGTGGAAAACATGTGCCGCTACCAACCGTATTAAAAGAATATAATGGTATTGCAGTATGCCCCACAACCTTTGCCAATGTAATAGAGTATAAAAGAATCTGGAAAACTATAGGGTCCAGACCAGCGGGAAGTATTAGAAAACATTTTTCTGAATATGTTCAACAATTAGTAGAAAATACTATAGATAAGAACGAAGACGGCACTTTGTAAATGATAGGGGTATAATTAGAATATGGAAGATGACATCCCTATGGACGACTCAGCAGAAAGACTAGATTATTATTTGAGCATCGGTGCGGTAACTTTGGAAGGCGTAGATGAAAATGGAGAAATTATTTATGCAATTACAGAAGACGCTGAACATTTAGCTCCAGAATTATGGGAATCACACATTGACCATATAGATTCTTCTTTAATAAAATTATATGAAGAGGGATTAATGAGTGTAGAATATAATGAAGATTTAGAAGCAACATTTCAATTAAGTCCAGAGGGGCATAAAAAAGCTAAAGAATATGGATTGATTGAAATTTTTGATAAAGACATACCAAACGACTAGGAGAAAAAATGCCATACAATGTTAGACAAGGTGTAGCTGGATGCAAAGGCTACGCCGTAGTAAATGATAAAGGTGAATTAAAAGGTTGCCATCCAGGAAGAACTGCAGCTCTTGCACAAATGAGAGCATTGTATGCAGCAACTGCAGATGAGCAAAAAATGAAAGACAAGAAAAAGAAAATATACTAGGAGGAAAAATGTTTAAAAAAGTAAAGAATTATTTATTTCCAGAGGAGTTATTTCCAGTAAAGCTGGAGCCAGTAAAGGCTGCAAAGCCTAAAATTAAAAAGCCTGCCGTAAAGAAGGCTCCTAAGAAAAAAACAACTAAAAAGGTAGTTAAGAAAAAACGTAAATAGCGTTAGTTTGCAAAATAATTATCAAGTTTGATATAATATATACGGGTCGCCTAACGGGGCCCGTATATTAATTTATTCGCTTAAAGGAGGAATAAAATGGTAAGTAGTTTCACATTGGATCTTTTTAAAGATCCGTTTTTTATTGGTTGGGATCGCCACTTTAAGGATCTCGAAAAGGTAATGCATAATTCAACTAATTATCCACCTTATAATTTAGTAAAATTAAATGAGGATGATTATATAATTGAGCTTGCATTGGCTGGCTTCAAAAAAGAAGATATCCAAGTAGAGCAAGAAAAAAATGTTCTGACTATTAAAGGGTCAACTTCTGAAGAAGATTCAAAAGATTATATTCATAAAGGAATTGGCGGAAGATCTTTTGCTAGAACCTTTTCATTATCAGAGTATATGGAAGTATCTGGAGTATCAATGTCTGATGGGGTATTAAAAGTACTTATTGTACGAAATGTCCCAGAAGAGGCAAAGCCTAAGACATTTGATATTGTAGATGCTTTAGAGCCACAAAAAGTAATTGCGGCTCCTTCTACCAAAAAATCAAAAAAATAGTATAATAAATATCTGCACCCCGTCACTGGGGAGTCGCAGATTGGGCATCGCCGCCCAGGATAGTCGGGGGAGACAGCGACTTTAAACAACTGGATGGACCTGAGCATGTCTTTAAAAGGCTCTTTTATTAGATCTAACTAAAAGTAAAGAGGAACAATGCCTATATATGAATATGGTTGCATAACTTGTGATCAATCATTAGAAGTAAATAGAAAATTTGACGATAAAGAAATTATTCCGCCATGTCCTGTATGCGGATATGGAATGTCAAGAGTTTATGGATCAGTTGGTGTACAATTTAAAGGAAATGGTTTTTACAAAACAGATAATCCTAAGTAACTAAAATAATTTAAATAAATAAACATGATATAATCTCAATGTAACAAAAATTTTGTTACTTGGAGATCCAATTGAGTAGAAAGTTAAGGTTGTTTTTTGCTGGCCTGTTTGTAACTGGCTGGCTATTTTTTATAGGTCCAAGTTATGCTTGGGCTACAGAAAATAATAATCAAGAGCAGGTTGTTGTTAGCCCAGCTCAACAAGCAGTTAATACAGCCCTTGGAACAGCTACTACAGCCGTTCAAGAGGCTATAGATGCCACTGCAAGTACTACAGCTGAAGTAACACAAGCACAAACCGAATTATCTCAAGCACAGACTGCTGTATCTACTTTATCTCCATTAATATCTACAGCGCAATCTGAAGTTAATAATGTTCAAACTGCAATCAATACTGTTAACTCTATTAATCTTGCAGTTACACCAGTAGATCAAAGTTCTCAGGTAATTCAAGACGCTAAAGACACAGTTACTGATGCTCAGGCTGCTATAAATAATATTGATACAACTACCGCCCAAACAGAAATTTCTCAACTAGTAACTGCTAGAGCTGAAGCGGTAACGGCACAAGCAACTGCTCAAACAGAATTAACTCAAGCAAATATTGCTATTGATAATGCACAAACAGCAGTAAATAATTTACAAGCAACCATTGGAACAACCACCAATGTTTTGGCTGGCGTAGACGATGCGGGCGTTCAAATGAATCTACCATTTGGGATGCAGATGGGTGGAACTGTTTATAACAATGTGTTTGTTGGCTCAAATGCAACTATAACATTTGGAACAGACGAAGGATGGATTTATTATCAAACTCCAAATGCCCCATCTGTATCTATTGCTGGGTGGGACTGGACAACATGGAGTACAGGAACTGGAATTACATATTCAACTACTGGAACAAGTTTAGATATTGCTTGGGACGTAAGACCATTTCCACAACAAGATGCTTCTACTCAAATGGTTCAAATTAGATTTAATGCTGATGTAAATCCAAATGATGGTGCATGGATGGCAAACGTAACTGCTGTGGGCCCAATACCAGATCAAGCAAGATTTAATTATAGAGAGACATCTGGCGGAACAATTATTCCAATTATAGATACCAACTCTGGTTCAGGATTTGCAGGACAAATAAGTCAAGGTAATTCATTTACTCCATATGTAGATCCAAATACTTCTTCTGTACAGGCTGCAGTTGATGCAGCAAATGCTACTATTACTCAACTTAATCAAAGTCTTTCTCCAGTTGTTTCTCAAAATGCTACCAACAATTCTGTAATTTCAAATCTTCAGTCACAAATTAATACATTAAATAATACAGTTGGACAAAAAACAACATTGCAAAATACACTTAATACAAAAGCTACAACATTAACTAATACTATCAATAATAATATTCCAACTCCCGCACCAATACTTGCAGAGCCAGTTATTGAAGGCACAACAGTAATAATTGCACCTGAATTGCCAGCAGGGTACACAGCAAATACTTGGTTCTATCAAGTAATATCAAATGATCCAAATGCAGAAAATCCATATGAAGGTGGAACATATAATACAGATGGAGCACCAGAGTCTATTGAGTTAACTGGTTTGACAGAGGGTGCTTCATATACTATTAGAGTTGCTAACTGGTCAGGTCCTGTAAGTCAATATACTGAGACTGTTATTTCTATACCTGCCACACAAAGTTCTAACTTAACTACTGGTGGAGGTTCTGCTCCTTCTTATGATCCTGTTGATAACAAC